TAATCTAATTTATTTGATCCACCCATAAACTCAGCATACTCCCTACCTTCCACCTCAATTATATTAAATGCTGGTGGACTTCCTTCATAACCATCTACAGCTACACCCTCAATGCTAAAGCCACCTTCTTGCTTTAACTCTCTGTCAAACAATATAACTTTATTCTGTGTGTCATTTGTGTATTGCTGTTGTGACATATTAGCATATACAGTACCTTCTCTTTGGCCAAATAGTTGTGTTGCATTTGACCTTACTCTCACATAAACACCATTATTAAAAATATGTGGCACATAAGTAGATTTAATATAATGGTAGTCTGCTCTTGCCTCCATTTCACCTGAACCAACATCTGCTACCTTAGAATCAAATACTAATGGTGCTTTGTCTTTGTAACCATATACAATAGGTATTATTTTGTCTTGATGTTTAGTTGGTAAAAATGACCTTTCAGTAAAATGATCTGGTACTTCTTTAGCTAATGTTTGCTCACTTTTATCTTCTACAGCTATTGAAATTACATCCTTAGACTCCCTAATACCTTTTATGTATCCAGTGTATAGCAACAAACACTCACTTAATGTTTCAGCACTTTGACTTTTAATATATATTTTGACAGGTTTATTTACTATTTCTTGTGTAAATAATGTATCTATAACTCTCACATCATTGTAATCTATGTTGTGCAATTTAAATGTTACAGATGATATTTGAAATTTATTGCTTTGCACATCAACTGATTGCTTTATGCTGCCTAAAGAATTTAATAAAGGGTCATAGTTTTTATTATCAAATTTAATTGCAGTTGTAGAAAGTCTTAGTTTGTTATCTATTATGACAAGTGGTATTAAATAATTTACTGCACCTTGTATATCCCTTTCAAATTTTTTTGGCAAATCTAACATTAGCTTAGTCCTATATCTCCACCTTTTCTTAATGCATCTCTAATAAGTGGTAATGCCTCATCTTCAATAAAATCCTGACTTAAAACATTGCCTGAAAATGTAATATTCACACCTTTGTTTCTACCCTCACCCTCATTCAATGTAGGCTCAATATCAACATACTCTGGCCCTTCCTCACCTGCTAAAATCAAAGTTGGCTCTGTTACCAGTTCATCCATACCCTCTGCTGCTGCCTGTGCTCTCACTGCTGCTGCCTGTGCCAGTCCAGTACCTAGTGTCATGCCATAAACAATTTTTGGGTAAAGTGGATTCAAGATTGTAGTTGGGTTGGAAGCTGCCTGTTTAAATGCAACTTGTGCTGCAAAGAAAGCATCAACAACTGACTGCAATGCTTGTAAGTTTGCTACATGTTTAGCATTTTTCTCATTTATACCTATAAGGTCTATAACTGCTGTTCCAACTGACTTTGTCATATCCCTTTTACTTTGTAATAATTTTATTTCTTTTCTTAAATTGGCTTCATTTTCCCTATCTTGTTTAAGTTTCTTTTCTTTAGCATCATTTTCAGCTATTTGCTCAGAAGTTACCAAACCAAGCATGTCAGCTTTTTCTTGGCCAAACTCTTTTACATAAGCATCAATAAAGTCTTGCTCTAATTGCATTTTATCCAAATTTTCCTGTTGTGCTTCATTAAACTCAGCCTGTGTGTCTATAACATTATCAATTGCAGTAACACTTTTATCTAATTCATCTCTGTATTGTGGAAACTCTTGTAAGAAATCTTCTAGCCAACCAGCCTCTTTAGTTTTTTCTTCCATTAATTCTTTGGTCTTTTTTCTGTAACTCTCATAAGTATCTGTAGTATCATCAGTTTGGTTGTTTAGTGCTTGTATTGCATCAAAAAGTTCTTTATTGTCTACACTTAAAAGTGTCATAAAATCAGATTCTTCTTTAGATTGCCTAACTAATTTCTCTTTAGTTTTTACCCATTCTGTATAGGCAGTGTTATTATCTTCAACTTTTTCTTTATTTTCATCAGTTGTGTCATTATTTTTTTTCAATGTTTCATTAAAAGAATCTGTCATTCTTTTGTTTGATTCTCTTTGTGCTATGAGCCTTTGCTCAAGCTGTGTTATTGTTAAAAATAGCTGTGCAAGAGTTTCACCGTCACCTGACATATCATTGACAGTAGCTTCAAAAACCTCAGCCATCATTTCATATGCACCATTTGCACCATCTATTTTATCAGTTGATGCATCTAGCAATGTAGCTAAAATACCTATTGTGCCACCTGCATCTTGTATTGCACCTACTGCTACATTTGTTACTGCTGTTCCATTCATCCAGCTAGTCTTATTTTTATCTAGAGCTGCTGTAATTTCCATTAGTTCATTAGGCAATAAATCATAAACATCAACAACTTGTCTGCCTGTACTTCTAGCATCTCTCAATGCTTTATTTACTGCATTTTGCACTTCAGGTATTTCACTCATTGTTTCAAGCATTGTAAAGTATTTAGAAGTAATTGCTGAAAACTCCCCTCTAGTTTTTGCAAGTTGTTCCTCAGTTTCTTTCATTGCTGAAGTATTTAATTTAAGATTTCTTTCATCTTTTAAAGCTGTTACTAGTTTTTCCTGTGCTATGGCAAGATCTTCTTTGTTACTAGTTTCTTTACTTAGATTTAAATTTAATTCAGGATAAATATTATTTAGCTGGACATATATGTCCTTTCTTCTTTCTTCTTCAGTATTTGTTTTTCTTAACTCTGCAAATAACATATTAACTTTCACTATTTGCCCAGTCATTTCTGTATTAATTTTATCTAGCTCTGTAGGTATAAAGCCTGATGTTTCTAAGAATCCCTGAAACTCACCAATTAATGGTGTTATAATTGACATAGCATCTTGTAAAACAGGTATAAACATTTCACCAAACATTGTTGAAACATTTGTCATTGCTGTATTAAATTGTGCTACTGCATCTGCTGATGTTAGTTGTTCATCCCCTAAAACTGCAACTTTGTCTTTTGCTGACTCTAAAGCTGCATTATTAAAAGCTATTTTTTTCTCTTGGTCTGTTAATTCTGATGCTGTTTTATCTATACTTGCTGCATATGTATCATATGCTGCTTCTGAATCTATAATAATACCTAAGTTATCAAGCATCATAATTGACTGCCTACCCATACCAGTTACAAGTGAATCAACAGCATGAAGTGTATCTACACCTAATGACTGACCTAGTCTTTGTGCTGTGTCTAATAATTCAGCCATTCCTTCTTCTGAATCTACAACACCAAGTGTCATTGCTTGGTTGGCTACCTTAAGCAAATCAACTTCACTAACAGTGCCATCTACTGCTCTTGAAAATTTGTCAATAGATTGACTTGTTATGCCTATACCCTTACCTAAATTAGCAAATGCTTTTTCAAGTGCTTGTTGTTGCCCAGCAAGTTGCACAGATTGTTTTATGCCCTCAATTAGGCCTCTAGCACCAAAATATGCTGCACCTGCACCAATAATTGACTTGCCAAGTTTACCCATTGACATTTCAACTTTCTTTGCACCTTTTGTTGCTTTGTCAGCACCACTAAATACTACTGTTATCTTTTGTTTATAATCACCTGCCATTATTATTCCTTACTTGCTTTTTTTATAGTGTTTTTAATTAGTAGAAAGTCATCAACAAAATTAGCAGGAGTTTCCTGCAAACTTGGGTATGGTGGACAATTAAAGTCTGTGCAATAAACATACTTTTTTATTAGTGTTTGGCATTTTTGATTATATACTTCTTCAGGATCTGCAAAAAAGAAAAGTTGGTTGTAGATTGCTTCACCTACATCATAATCTTTGTCAATTGCTTCTTCATAGCATTCCATCAAAATCCCATATATTTGTTCTTTGTTTTTTATCACAACAGACTTATTTGTCATAGGGTTAAGGGCCTTGTATGGAAAGTATCTTCTGTTTATGGTTTTAGGTCTTTTACAAGCTAACCAAACATTTAGAATTAAATTTATTTCATCAATTTTTTTTTATTGACAACTTCATAACAGGTGTTTGCAATCTTTATTATTTCTGTGTCTGTAAATTTATTAATTTCATCATCTGACATTGTTGTTGCTAGTCTTATCATTTTAACAAAATCGCCAAATTCTAATTTACCTACATTATCTTTGCCTGTTATGATAGAGTTTAATTCTATTCTTTCATCAAGGTTTAAATCCTTAACATCAAATGTTACCTCTTTAACATTTTCACCTTCTATTTTAACATTAGCCATTATTTAATCTCCATTTAGTAAACTGTAATATAAGTATTACTAAATAAAAATAAAACAATTACATCGATGCTGGAGCAGTGCTACTAAACATTGTAATTTTCAATGCTTCATTACCACCTGCAACATTTAAACATTCAAAAGGCAAATTCCAAAATACACCCTGATCACTGTTATCAAGTGTTGGATCACCTGTTAATTGTATTTCAGCATCAATGTTCATTTCACCATTTGCATTTACAGTATTATCGCCAAAATATAGCTTTAATCCCATAGTATTCTTGTTAATATAAGATGATAGAACATTAGTACCTGTAGCTAGGTCAAAGTTCGCATCATGCTTAACAACCAAGTTGCCAGTTATATCAAAATGAGGCATTGTGTACATTTCAGGGTTACCTGCACCATCGCCACCAATAGCTTTAACATTATTTACTATATTTAGTGAAAAACCTTTTACTATCATTTCTAATGCACTACCTGCTTCATTTTCTAGTGTTTTAGTTTTAAGGTCACCCATATGAATAAATACATTTTCATCAGGGTCTGTCCAAGTACCTGTGAAATCAACTTCACTTCTAGTGTGGCTGCCATTGCCTTCTTGTATGTTTGAAAATCCACTAAAATAATTTCCACTTACATTAATACAGCCTGAATTGTTACCATAGTCACCTGAAATATTCAGGTCTGATACCATAGCACCTGTTATTCTTAAACCATCTGCTGTTCCTGCTGCACTGGGCATATAAGCAAGATTGCAAGTATGTGGTAGTCCTGAACTTAATGTATCGCCTATAGATGTTTTATTTGAAGAACCATCAAATTCTACATCATATACATCAGATCCTTGCGAATTAAACTCTTGACCAACCATTACTAAGTGTTGAAATAATAATTCAGGAGTTGCTATAAAATCAAATGGAACTGTAACTGTGCCACCTTTTGTAATAAGCAAAGTATCTCCTGCATCTTTAATGCTACCTCTGCCTGATAACATTCTGCTTTCTCTTTGAAAATTAAATGTTGGTTTAGGTGCTGTAGCCATTGGAATTCTTCTATATGCAGTGGCATCTGCACCACTATCATCTAAAGCAGCTCCAAATTTACCTGCACCATCACCTTCATATTTTATTCCTATTTGTGCATCTTGTGAATGCTTGACATTATAATCAATTGCCATTATTTATTCTCCTTACTTTTAGATTTTTTTACAGATCCACTTGTTGCTTCTGCAAAACCCCATTGTACTAGTTTTTTACCTGCATCATCATCAACTTCAACAACATTACCTCTTTTGAGTTTAGTCATTTGTTTTTGTGTTACAGGTGCTGTATTAACATTTAGTCTGTTAATTTTTTCATTTGCTTTTATCTTCATACATTTCTCCTGTTTATGCTTGATTACCAATATGCTGACAACTAAAACTATATTCTACTACAAAATAACCTTCTTCATCTACATCTGCATCTAACTCCATTTCATCCATTCTTAAATCAAATGCTCTTGTAGAATTTGTATCACTTAATGTCATTGTTATGTTGTCATGTATTAATGCTTCTAATTGACTTGTGTTTGCCATTACATGGTCTAAAAAATTTCTATCTTCTCTTTTATCTAAAAAAATATATTGTATTGTCATGCTATACTCTCTTTGTTCCATGTGTGATGCATATGTAACTAAAGTAGAGCCATTAGGTATTATCCTAATACTTTGGTTTGCTTTAAGCATTGGATCTTTGGTTGTTGCTTTTACAACAGGAACAGGCACCTCGACTTTTATAATTTCCATTAGTTTGTCTATAATATTATTAAAGTTATTTGAGTAAGTTACAGCCATTAAATTTTCTTACCTTTTCTGCTTAATTGTATAGTGCCTGTAGATGCATTGGTTATTTTCCTTGATTCTGAAACTACAGGTATTTCCCATTGGTCATTTTCAACCATTGCAGGGCCTGAAAACCTTACTCTCAATCCACTTAATGCACCCCAGTCATCTAAACTGCCAGTAACAATGTTGTTGGTGCTTTCTTGCCCATACAACTTATCATTGCCATAATATTCTACCTTGCACTTAGCTACACCATATGCACCTGCTGTTGTGCATGTAATCCTGAGAACATCATAAGGTTGCCCATAATAAACACCAGCAGTTTCTACTAAAGACATAGTGCCTACCTTAGTTATTTCTCTTATAGAGCCTTGCGAGTCTTTGTTATCAACTTCAAATGACAGTTTGTATTCGCCTTTATTCAGCCTGTCAGTTATACCTGTGCCATCTGCATTAGTTACCAAGCTATAATAATAATCTGCTTCTTCGCTTATTGGATCTTTGCTTCTAATTAAATTACTTGCACATATATAACAGGTTGCCTTAATAATTAATGCATCATACTCAGCAGTAATACCCTGTGTTTGCATGTTATCTATTTGTGTGTATTTAGGCAGTGGTGTGGGGTATCTAGCATCTAATAAATTGTTTAACTCCATACTAGCATTTACTAACTGTTGGTCAATAAATGTTGCAAAGTCTTTTCCTGCTTCAAATATTTGGTTATTAATTGTAGTGGCTGAATAGTTACTATTGTAATACTCTACTTGGTTAGTTGCACTATTATAAAACCATTCACCATTACTATCAACTGCTCCTGATGTTGATTGTGCTGCTGCTAGTTCTTCACCATTAAGAAAAAGAGTATCTACATAACCACTATCTCTAAACAAATGCAGGTTGCCTGATGTTAGTGTTGGAAATATTTGTATTTTACTGTCAAAGTCACCAAATCTATTAAAATAGTTTGCTAAATCTGATTGTGATGCATATTTAAAGCTAGTAACTGCCATTATTTACCTCTGTTTTAATTTTTTCATGTAAAGTATAGGGTAGAGCAAAAACTTAAAGAACAACCCCAATATTGTTATTTCAAAAATCTACTCTACCCTTGTTACTATTTTTTCTTTTTAAGTTTCATTTTTCTTTTTGGTTTAGCTTTAGTTTTAAGAGCCTTTTTTTTAGGCCTACCAACTTTGCTTCCATAAGTTCCTTTACCTTTAGGCATGTTTTTTCTCCTTATTTATCCTAAACTTATAATTCTTATATCAGTATCTACTTTTTGATTGCAACTTCTAGCTTCTAAAGTTGCTATTGCATTAATAGTGGTTGCTGCACTTTCTACACCACCAGCATGTGCTGCTTTAACATTCACACTAACTACAAATTCTGCATTCGCAGGGCCTGTAAAAGATATTTCTCCTGTTTCATAAGAAACTCTGCCACTGCCACCTGCTCCTGATAACCCACCCTTACCATCATCAACCATAAATGCTCCTGTGTTTTTAGATGTGGTGTAGGTATTATTATCATAAACTACATCATCAGGTAACTTGGCTGCTACAGGTGCTTCTAGTACACCAACTGCTGGTATTATACCAACTCCAAATGGTGTTGTGCCACTTGATGGTGCTGCCATCAGTATTGCACCTGTTGAAAGTCTTGAACTATCTGTAATTCTTATATCACCATTTACTATACTTATAGTAGCTTTTTTATTTTTTAAATTAGTTCCTGCTGTAAATTTATCATCAATAGCTGTTTGTATTTTAGATATTACATTGCCAAATGTAGTGTCTGAACTATCTGTAGTAAATGCTACATCATCTGAAGATCCTCCTGATATAGTCAGTGCAAATGTGTATGTGGTGGAGGCTGCTAATCCTGTTTTGGTTGTTGGGTTTATACCTGCTAAACCAAATTCTTGGTACCCATGATTGTAAAACTTTATAGCTACACTACCAGCAACC